TACTCCTGTGTCAGGTAAAGTTATTATGCCTTCACTATCTGGTGTTAGACCACCTTCTTGCATGTTTATGAAACCACCCTTTGCTTTATTTATTATATTTTTAAGGTGTCTATTGTATTCTGCATCATTATCATATAGTTTTTTTACAGAGTTTACAAAAAATTTTTCTGTATCAAAATTATCCTTTAAACCTGAAGTCTTTAAAGCTTCTTGAGTTATTTTACCTAGATAACCATCTTGTAAATCTTCTGACATATTTATTTGTTGTTGAAGTAATCTAACATACTCTCTAGGTTGTCCTGTAGGACCATGACTGCCTAAAAAAATATGTGTAGCTAAAGAAGGATGAGTGTTTTCAATTAAATTTAACTTTTGATTTTTATATCTTTCATGCAATTCAATTTCTGCTTCTGCTAACCCTAATGTATTATTTTTAATTTTTTCTGCATGCTTAGGATTAGCTGCAGCATTTATACCATACATAGCGGCATTATTTCCAGATACAATAGTATAACCTTCTTCTTTAAAAGGTAACCTACTGCTTCCCTCAGACATATGCCATGCAGGTAGTACAACATTATTAAATGTTTCGCTAAAGTCTTTTCTATGCTCTAGCTTATCTGCGTATTTGTCAGTTTCTATCATCCTGTCTTTTAGCTTCCGCCCTCACCCTGTCCTGTAATTGGAGTAACATTCCCAGTAAAGCCGCCTTCCCCTGGAGTTGGCGTAGTTCCTGTTCCGATTGTGCCACCACCAACGCCTGTTGGATCAGCAGGGTTTGCTCCTGCAGGAACTCCTTCAGGGGCTCCCATGTTTGGTTGTTGTTCACCAGAGGCAGCAGCCTCTTCGCCAGTTGCTTGTCCATTTAAACCTCTTAAAATTTCAGCAAATATTTGTGCCTCGTTCATATCATTAACTAACTCATCAGGTTCCATATCCTGAGCTATTGCTAGTTCCTTAATCAACGTAGGTAATTTCACAAAAGGAGCAAGCATAGGATTAGATACTGTTTGTAGTAGCATCGTTAATCTTTGTGATCTTACTTCTTTCATCATTACAGACGTTGTGCCTTTAGGTTTAATCTCCAAATCACCCATTGTTGCATCTTCATCCTCTGAGAACTGCATATTCCACATGAACATGTTTTCTCCTAGAGGTCTAAGAAGATGATCATCTATATTCTTGATAACAGTTTTAATACCTAAACCTGCTGAACCCATTAACATAGATAGTCCTGCTGCAGTACGACCAGTACCAGTCACGCCAGTTTGACCATGAACAATACTAGGTATACCTGTCTCTTCATCAGCAAGTTGCCTTGCTTTATCATACATCTGGAGGTTTTCTACTGCTGTACTAGGAAACTTAATTCCTGTAATACCAGTACCAGGAGCTCCAGACTGTCTCCTAAATATTTTACCAGGATATATATCCATAGACTGACCTGGTACCATCATGTTTTCGTCTACTTCAAAAATTAAATTGCCAGCTAATGCTAAGTTGTCGATAGCCATACGAACATGACCATTCATTAATAGCTGTGCATCTTCCATATTTTCAGGAACACCTATACCAAAAAATCTGTAAGGGTTCTCTTCATATGGGAATACTTGATAAGGTAGTCTTTCAGGTACAAATGGATTTAATACTACTCTTAGTATTTGATTACCACATATCCAAGCATTTACTTGTACTTGATCTAAAGGTGTTGTATTTTTTGGTAAGTCTAATTGTATTTCTTCTGCCATAGCAGCATCTAATACACCCCAATATTCTAGTACTTCAAATCTATCTTCATTATATATAGGATCATTGTCTGCATATAAATCGTTTTCAAAATATCTTTCTTCATAAGAACTTCCCATAGTAAGACATGCTTCAATAGCATCTACATCAAAGAAAGGTCTATGTCTTAGAGCACGTAATTGTGATCTATTCATTCTATGTCTTTCTATGATATATTCTGCATCTTCTAGACTTAATGCTGAAGGATCAGGATATAAATCCCAACAAGAAACATGACCTAATCTAGGCACAACNTTTTCTTCTGGNTCGTAAAATCTACCNTCNTCATCTGAAGACCATTTATGTATAGTCTTAGTATGATTAAATGGTCCTTTTATAATACCAGTACCTAATAAACATTGTTCAAAGATACCTTTTCTGAGTTCGGAAACTGCTGAAGCATCTAGTAACTGATCATGGATAAGTTTTTCCATTTTTCTAGCTGCTTCCTTGGCTGGAGATAGCTGCGGTTCTCCCATATTAGATGGACCTGCGGCTAAATTAGCCTGAGCCATATCATCTTCATAAGGACCTAATTCTAGTTCAGTAGCTTCTGTAGCTCCTGCTGGTAATTCTCTACCATCTCCTTCAAACCCATAAGGGTCTGACTGTTCTAATTGCTGATCTAATGGTGTTTCTAGGTGAACAAACTCTTCTACGCCTTCTGGCATAGGGGTAGACTCTACAGATATAGGAACTTTACCTTGCGAAAATAAAATATCTACTAACTGCCCAAAAGCAGCTAATACTTTTACTTTAGTTATTTTTACAGTAACTTTAGATCGTTCTGACTTTCTATAGTCTTCACTATCTTCAGAAGTTCCCCTGTAGTTCTTGTAAGCTTTAAGCCATCGTTGTTCGTCTGATAGACGACCATCTTCAGATTCTTTATACTTACCTTTTATGTAGCCTGCTAAACCAGACATACTCTCTTGAGTAATATCTTCCTGTTCGTCAGTGCCTACCAGTTCACCTAAATCAGCCATAATTAGTAGTCCTTTTGATCAGCCAAAGTATTGAAATTAGAATCTACTTGATTCTTTTTCATACCTTTAAGATTACCACCATCTACTGTGGTTTCAGCTCCATGAGACACAGAAACTTTATCCCAACCTTCTTTTTTCATTCTAGAAAGTTTAGACTCGTCTTCTTGTCCTAGGTCGCCTTGTTTATAACCTTGCATTAACGGCATTGTTTTCTCCTTTAAAGTTAATATCCAAAAATTGGATCGTTAGGTACATANCTATCNTATTCTCTAGGTTTTCTAAATCTAGGATGATAGTACGGACTATTCACTAAACGTGTCATACACATATAGCGTAGTGCATCATAAGCATGATCATCTGCTTTTGTATCTACATCCTCTGGATTTGTTTTACTTAGAGGTAATGTAGGTAGCGTTCTAATCAAATGCTTACAATTATTGAAGATACGTAAACGTGGTTCATCTAAATCATTATTGCCTAATCGTTTATGCATCTCTATTTTCCCTGCTAACCTATCTCGGTTAGAAGCCATAAATCTTAAATTTAATCTATTCATAGACTCAGCAATACTAAGCCCATGACCAGTTCGGCTAAAACAGGACTCATCCAAAACAGCCGTCTGGATTGTGGGATCATCATATTCAAGCTCAAGTATTCTTTCAGCTAATTGCTCCCCTGTGAATCCCTTGCCATATAATTCTCTATATATCCAAAGATTCCCATCAAAATCGATTGCACCCCAAAGTACACAAGAAGGACTAGAGTAACCATAATCTGCAGCCCTAATACGAGCCCAAGACCTAGGAATCTCAAAAGGCTCAACCACATGTCGACTCCTATCAAACTCAGCAAACGCTGCACCATCCGTGACATCCCAGTCTCCTTCTAATAATCTTCTACGTTCTACCTCTGGTAGAGAGTTCAACATAGCTTCGTATTCCCCTGAAGCTATAAGATATGGATTGTCCGTTAATCTTGCTGGGATGAATCTTCGCTGGAAGAGGGGTCTTCCTGCTTTGTCTGGGTTAGTAGACCCATAACGTAAGATTTTATTTGTTTCAACATCCCTAGCCCAAAAAGGAGTATTTGACTTGGTAGGGTCAATATACATTTTTTTAACCCACCAACCACCGACTCCACCTGGGTTAGCTGTGCAACGCATGTAAGGTATAATGCTTTGATCCGTTGTACGCAATCTTGAACGAAGGTATTCCCAAACGTAAGGAGTTGGGTAATGCGTGATTTCATCGATTGCAATCCAGTTAAAACTTTGTCCTTGATATCTTGTAACATCTGTATCTCTATCCAAATATGAAAATAAAATCGTAGCCCCAGATGGAAATATCCATGTCGATTTACTTTCTTTAAAAACAGCTTCTGGGAAAGCCTTCATATATAATTGCCTACTTTTATCTATAAGCTCTGTTAGTTCGCCCAATGTTCTTCTGAGAAGCAACCCTCTATGATTTGGGTTGTGGGCATCTCTTATTGCATCTGCAAGTAAGGCGTAGGATTTACCTCCACCTGCTGCACCTCCATAAAGAACATCTCTTTCAGGAGCTGCTAGGAACTCAGTCTGAGGACCCTGATTCGGATTGAACGCAACTTCCCTGTCCGCAACAAGTTCCTTCACCGCAGTTGGTGCATCCGCAAGGACATCCTGGGGTATTGCAGCTTTTCCCTGCAGACCCTTGTCCAGCGTCTTGAACTTCTCTATCTTCTCTTTCTTTAATTGCTTCTGCCTCTTTAATTGGTTTGTATGCTTCTTTATCTTCTTATCTCTATAGCGAATCTGTGCCATAGTAGCTCTGCGAGCTTTTTCTTTTCCTGAGAGATTATATCTACCTTTCTCTCCTGCCTTTAGNTTAGGTCTTCCTTTTTTNCTANCNTCTGACAACTTCAGCCTCAACATCTGATAAATCTATAGCTTCTGCTTTCTTAGCAGGTAGCAATACAACAGCATGTACATGTTTGTTCTCTGATACAATTTCCTGTCGTTTAGATATACCACATCTATCCAAGATGTCTGTTGCTGCTTCAAATCGTAGTTTCTGTCTGGCGATAGGTTCATCATTACCACCAGATAGTGCATCTTTTATTTGTCCTACTGCATTGGCTGTTGTCGTTGCTAACAACTCTTTTGCTCTTTCTATTATGTGAGGTCGCATAGCCTTTGACACTGAAGACCTAGAGGTCTCTGAATAGCCTGCATGTAATAGACTTTGGGTTATGTTCCCAAAAGTTTTCTCACCCTCTGCAAAGTATGCGTCTAAGAAACCTTGTTGTTTCTCGGTGAGTTCTTTCGATTTTTTCTTTTCAGGTAATAGCATTAGGACTTTACAGTAACCTCATGCTCTACACCTCTGTATCTGCCTAGTCTATAACTTATATGTGTAATCTGTTTTTTAGGGTAGGCAATACCTCTGTATTTCTTTTCAAGACCTTTATCTATAGGAAACATAGGGTATGTAATTACTTTTGTGTTTGTTCTGTATTCTGTTAACATTTCCATCTTCTCCTTGCTTGTCTAATCCTTGAATTAGGATTGTTTCTTGTTTTAGCTGAACTTCTTTTCAGTTGTCCTAGCGATCTTGCACAATAAGACTTACGTCTTTTAGCAGCTTTGCTGCCCTTCTTAACCTTACCAGTCACTGCTGTTTTCAGTTTAGAACCAGGATTTTTCTTCCTGTAGGCTTTTACGCCCTTTTTTGTCATCCCAGCACCCTTCTTAGTGGGTCTGTAGTTTCCACCTTTACCAGTGGTTCTTCTGATAGGTTTGGCTTTTTTTCTTTTAGCAGCCATTAGTCCATAGGGTCTGGCATACGAGGATTAGGTATTCCTCCACCATATCTTTTATTTTCTGTAACATATGATTTAGTACCGCCACCATACATCATTTTTTTCCTATTAGAACATACATTACCGCCATGACCCATATTTTTAGCTGTCTTAGCTGCTCTAGCAAAATTTTTTTCAGTAGGTGCACCTTTAGCACCTTTCTTTCTCATCTTCTCACCAGAACCTGCTGCGATTCTTTTACGTTTTTTGTGTATGTTTTCATATAATGACATTTTAATTCCTTTTGTTTTGCCTAGATGAAGGTGGGGGGTAAGAAAAACATTGCATTTTCCTACAAGGCTTGCAAGCACTCTTGTGGTCGGTTTTG